TTCACCTCTTTATAGAGTATTAACACTCGAATCTGCGGATCGAGGAATAAAATTCTGATCCGGAAGGAGTGAGGTTGAAAGCAGTTTAGAACCTGCAACCACCTTAGAAACCACTGTTGAACGGGTACACAGCTCGTAGAGTGAGAGCTGAATATCGGTCAAGTAGGTTCCTGGATATCAATACACGTAAGTGGGCTGGATATACCAAACTACTGATAAGATATCAGTTCTTCCCGAGAGTTCCATGGGCCCTTTGGGGGCGCTCATGGACTCAAGCCTTGCTAGAGGGGCCTGCGGCCCACCGTAAAGGTGGAAACCGGGCGAATAATTTCGTACCCAACATTTAGAACATGACAAAACTACATTATTTAATGCAGCTCGCCAAGGATCTAAGTGTTAAGGTACCCGATTACTCGGGCCTTCTGCTGAGAAATCAGTGGAGATTCCTCGTGGGTCACGGTGTGAACCTGGCTCAAGTTCTTTTGGGAAGAGTTGGTAGTCTTTGGATAATCGGGTTATACCGATTTTTCCGAAAAACAGTATCCTTAGCCCGTAAGAATGGGATTCCATTCGTTGTTAAACGAATGAAAGCGGAGCAAATGCTGCTTATGCAGTACTGCGCTGGTAACCGAGGGACAAAACCCTTAGATGGTCAGAAGATCCGACTTAGTAAGTCTGGTCTTCCCGTAGTGATTCCTCCGATACATCGTCGTCTCATAAAGAAAGGCGACCGGAATGTTATCCAATTTTGGATGACAATTCTAGGATTCTATAGAGTCTTAGAATATCCCGGCGTCCCGAAGTTCAGTACTATTACTGAACCAGGGGTGGATGTATCAAGTTTTCATTTAGAGTGGGTTGAGTCACTTCAGCTTTCATTATTGCTGTTGAAGACTCAACTCTCTTTGGATGAACTCTTGGACGTGAAGGCTCCGGTATTCAATGTTCAACAAACACTGAATACTTTGGTGCAGAGAGTTATCTCTTTACCAATCTCATTGTTTCCAATTTTCAAATCGGGCCCTACGGTCCGATCTGTCTCGGAAATGAAAAGAGATGGAACCTATCACGGTTCGAAGGTTTTAGGATTCACATCGCATAGCTGGGAGTCAATTGTGCTCTCAGCGAAATTACTCGCAGCCAGTGAAATCTGGCTGGACTTTCTCACGTATGCAGAGTTAACGGGTAATGCCTGGTTCGCAAAAGCGATTCAGGTTATGACCCATTTTACTCTTCCTACGTTACCACAAGGGGATTACCCTAAGTGGATAGGTCGGCTTGCGTTAAAGCAAGAACCTGCCGGGAAAGTTCGAGTATTTGCAATGTTGGATCCGTGGACGCAATGGCTTATGGCACCTTTGCATAAGGCTCTATACGCCTTGTTCCGTATGATCCCACAAGATGGGACTCATGATCAGACGAAGCCGTTAAAGGCTTTACTGACAGAGCTGAAAGCTCGAGGGGATACTAGTTTGTATTCCTTCGATCTATCAGCTGCAACGGATCGAGTTCCCTTAAGTATCCAAG